AAAATAGATATTGCTGACAGTATTAATATAATTATTTTCTTTTTCATTTTGTTACTGTTACTCCACATCTTAGACAGGCTGAATAACTTTTACCAGTAAATGGACAAGAGCCAGCGTCAACAAGGTTATGTGATTTAATTTTACAAATAAAAAACAGACCAACCTGCTTTATCATTTTACTGCCTCTCTTGTAACTAATACAATTGCTCCATTTATCTCTAAAGCCTTTTTTATTTTTACTACATATTGAAGGGCTGATATTTTATCATCGTGCCCCATGTGTAAAAATTTTCTTTCATCTAATTTTACTGTAAGAAAGTGCTCATTGTCAATAATCTCTATGCCAAATCCTTTAGGCGGTGTGATGGAGTGTACAGCCCTACGCATTTCGTCTGTATACATTATTTTCTACCCCACTGAATATAGTTCCATCCACGTTCATGTGCGTAGTAAATAAATATTTTAACTACTGTTTCCCAAAATGCAATTGTTATGGATAGTGAAGCATTCTTTGTTATAACATAAGCAACAGCAACAGAAGAAAGCGTTCCCCAAATGCGATAACTTAGTGCTTTAACAAATGATCTAGTCTTCGTTACTTTCATGATCTATATCCTCTTCAAACATGCTTTTAACAAATCTATCTTCTGCATCTGCAATTCCATGTCCAACATTAGATGCCCAGTTCACGACGTTTTTCAGTAGCCGAAATAGCATGAATGTCTGCCCCCAAATCTACTTGTTCAATTTTGTATCCAACATCACGACCATATACAATGTTGGTAATGTTAGGTAGTCTTATCACTAATGCACCATCCATAAACTCATCCTTAGCAATATATTCTTTTACCTGATCAAACTTGAGTGGATTTTTCTCACTTGTATTGTATGTATTTCGTACTCCAAGCAATACTTGATTAGTTCGCTTACCCGCTTCTTTATATAAAGCGTGATGCCCCTCATGCCAAGGTTGATAGCGACCAAGCATAAGTGTTGTTGGTGCAGACCAATCATGCAAGCCATGCTTTTCAATTATATGAGATGCCTTCTCCTCAGCATTTAATTCATGATTAGAAAAATATACGTTGGCAGTTTCAGGACGCTCAAACATCTTATTTGTATCTTCAAAACGACTTTGCGTAATGGTGTCCATAAATATTAAAATATTTGGCTTACCAAATGCTTTACGAGTTTCTGCTGTTGGACAAACAAAGTCTACAATAACTGGAGCAACTCCTTGATTGGCAATGAGTCTTGCCATAGCACCCATACGTCTTGCTTGTTCTATGCGACCTTCAACGGTAAATCCAAGATCAGAATTAACTGTAGCACGTACCTCATCTGCATTAAGATGAATAGCATTAATACGTTCTTTAAGGGCTTTTGCCAGTTCCGTCTTACCAGAGCCAGGTAGTCCAATTATTTGTATAATCATTTTTCCTCCATAACCATTATATAGTATATCCAAAGAAATCGGCTACTTCTCCAACATTTTTTACTACATCGTCTATCTGCCTAACGCTTAGTTCTTTTTTCCATCTACCAGTGCCGTCAAAAAGTGGTTGACTTACTTGCCAAGATCTATTTATTTCATGCTTGCCATCAAAATCTTTACCGTCTGTTTTTTTAGGATTTTTAATATTAAACCAGTTTGTTGGTACTTTATAGTAAGTGAGCATGTTGTTGTCAAACCCTATATTTAAATATTTGCATGTATTTTTAAATGTATTTTCAAAGTCATTTATAATATCTTCATATTTAATTATATAAGACTCATTATAAAATTTTTTTACGTACTCAAAATCTTTTTTAAGTCTGTCTAACGTTTTTTGCCAGTCATCAAATCTATTATAAAGTGATGCTGCAATATCTCTTGGATCCCTAATGTTTAATATAAATTTTGTTTCTGGATACTTTAATTTTATTTTATCTAAAACATATACATGGTTTGGAGTTTTTTCTATTATAGAAGTTTTTTCATTTGTATAGTTGTTAAATATAAAACTATTAATATCATAAAAATTATCAAGAAACATTCTTGTTTCAGTTGGGATTAATAATAAATTTTTATGTGCACCTAAAACTGTTGCCGTAAGTGTTGTTCCAGAATGACCGCACCCAGAGATAGAAATTAGATTTAAATTATTTAATAGTTTGCTTTCCATATATCATTCCATTGTCAATGCTTGCCAAGTATTTGACCAGTCTTGCTTTGTTTTATGTTTGTTAAACTCTCTTGAAACTTCTCCACCTTCTAGATATACCCCGCCCCAAACGCCCCACTCTTTTCCAGATATGCCGTTTGCAAAGCATATTTTTTTTACTGGACATTGTTTACAAAGTGCGTCAACATCTCTTCTAGATCCTTCGTAATCTTCATATTTATCAAAAAATGCATTGTTTTCCATTCCTAAACATAAGGCTTCGTCTTTCCATAAATGCTGCTTCAAGACTAATCCTTATACTTATTTGGTATGTCCCAACCATTACGACCAGGTTTATAAATTCTATGTAAATACCATTTATCTTTTACTCTAATACCCATAGGAGATGTTTTAGCAACGTCTGATTCTTTTAAATCAATTACATCCCAACCACGCCACAGCAGATTCTTATTTTTATTTATAATTTTTTCCATTGTATTTAAACTTCTAATAATCATTTTACTCTCCTAATACCTAAAAAGACCAACATCAATGTTGTTGGCTTCTGCAACTAAAACTAATTTTGATTTTGATTCTTTTGGACGACTTAAAAAAGCAAAATAATTAACTTGATTTATATTTTCACTTAACCATATTGGTGCAGCATTATAAAACTTAATTTTTTTTCCTCTTGCTTTCATTCCTCGTTCTGATAAATTAGAAAACTCTGAAACAAAGTGATTTATTCTTGATGGACCAGCAGAGTAAATAATAAAATCATTATCTCCATCTTTCATGCCAGATAGCGCAACGCTCATGGCACGAAGGAATACGTTATAGTCGTTAAATTCCTTTGTTCCCTGTACTGCTACTATCATTTGGCCCTACCCCTTGTTTTAAGTCATCAAGTATTGATAACATTTTATCTAATTCTTTTACTGACATATTTTCAATATCTAATGGCTTTATTGTTTCTTCATCTACTCTGCCATTTATAGCATTTGCAGTATAAAAAACATTATTTAATATCCAGTATGCACTTCCTTCTGCTATTACCACCCTTAACATATTTTTTTGAATATGTTTTTGAGACTGAGTTATAACTTTAGGCTTATCAAACCTTTGTTTTGGAACAACATCTTTAACCATTTCAAAAATAGAACTTTGTCTATATTTATTTTTGTTTAAAAATATCATTCTTCTTTTGTTTGATATTTTAATTATAGACCAATAAGACAGCAATGTCAAGCCTATAACTAATAAATATTCCATGCTATTTAGTTTTTTTGACTGGTTCTTGGCTTAAACTTAAAACCATAGAGTTAAGTTTATTGACCTCAAGTTGTAGTTTTAATGACTCTAGTTCTACGTCAGATAGTTTTTGCTTATAAAATCTTATCAGTTGAATTAGTTCATTTTTTTCTAAATTTTCCATTACCCCCTACTTTCTTAGATCAAAGGCAGTTCCCTGCCAAACTTTTTCTAGTTTTTTCTTTTCTCTTTCTACAATTCCACGGCTCCATGAAAACCCTGCATCTCCACCCCAAGCATCCCACATAATTCTTCCATTGGATGGAAACTCTGGACCATCATAAAAACCTTTGCCTTTTTTATCTACTTCATGACGTGAGAAAAAAGAATACATTCTTTTAACAGTACTAAGAGACATTACTGATCCATTAACAATATCAGTTGCACGACCCCAGCCTACTGGAGTTCCCGCTCCCTTGGCTTTGCCATCTGCCTTCCATTTTAAAGCACGACGAGCAGCAGCCTTCATACCAGATGTAGGAGTGTATGTATCAGCCATGTTCTTTTACCTTGTTTTTTTCATAAGACTTACCCCAAAAAAATGAACCGATCATTAATAAGCCTATTGCTAATGAATG